GGGGACAGGTTAACAATTTTAACAACCCCGGCGGCGCAGGCGGTGCAGGCGCTCAGGGCTGCATCAGAATTTGGGAGTATGCAATATGAAAGCTGCATTGGTTAACGACCAAAATATCGTTGAAAACCTTATTGTGTGGGATGAAACATGTGTTGTGCCTGACGGGGTGCAAGTAATCGTTCTTGAAGATGATGCGCCTGTTTCGATTGGGTGGAAGCACCAAAGCGGCCAATTTATTGACATGACGCCGGCGCCGCCTGCCCCTCCACAATTAACACTCGCTGAATTGCAAGCGCAGTTGAACGACCTTCAAGCGCAGATCGCGGCGATGACATACTCGCTTATTGGGGTCGCATAATAATTTAATTACATAATTAGAAGAAAGATAATAGAATGATTACTAAAGAAGATATTAAACATGCATGTCCTAATGCTAGAGCAGATATAGTCGATGCTATTATTGATAGTTTATCATTACTAGAACAAAAATATAAACTGAATACGCCACTACGTCTTGCACATTTCTTAGCACAGACGGCACACGAATCTGGTGGATTCAGATTAATTGAAGAAAATTTAAATTATTCTGCAGAAGGATTAAATAAGATATTTCCAAAATATTTTATCAAAGCAGGTAGAGATGCTACACAATATAGTCGTCAACCAGAAAAAATTGCAAACGTAGTATATGCTTCGAGAATGGGAAATGGAGATACTAACTCTGGCGATGGATATAAGTTTAGAGGAAGAGGTTTGATTCAACTTACAGGAAGAAGTAATTATACTGCTTTATCAACAGATCTTGGTATTAACTTAGAAGAAGCAGTTAAATATTTAACTACCGCAGAAGGTGCTGTAGAATCTGCTGCATGGTTTTGGAATAAAAATGGATTGAACTCATTAGCAGATAAAGACGATGTTTCTTCTGTAACCAAAAAAATCAATGGTGGAACTATTGGCTTAGAAGATCGTAAAAAACACACTAAAGAATTTAAAGAAATATTGAAAGCATAATATATGCCGGCAATAGCAAGAGGTGCTGGAAGTGGAGATACTGTAGCATCACCTGATGGTTCTGGAGTCTGTTCTGCAAGTCCGTCAACACAATATACATTAGAATGTTCTACTAATGTATTTGTTGGCGGATTTGGAGTAGTTCGTTTTGGAGATAAAATGAATATTCATTTATATCCTGGTCCTTGCGATACACCACATCAACCAGTCATGAATTCTGGATGTTCGACGACTGTATTTGTTAATGCCAAAGCAGCGGCAGCAGTTACTAGTAAATATGGTGGTGATCACCCTATATCTTCAGGTTCACCTACAGTTTCAATTGGGTTATAAATAATAAAAAATCATTTAGGAATAAAATAAAATGGCTGTACCAACTACTAGAGCTGAATTCAAAGAATATTGCCTAAGAAAATTAGGTAAGCCGGTTATTGAAATAAACGTCGATGATGATCAAATTGAAGATAGAATTGACGAAGGGTTAAAATATTATTATGATAATCATTTTGATGGCACAGAGAAACAATATTATAGACATGTGTTTACTGCTGCAGATAGACCAGATGTAGTAAAAGAAATTGTAGTACACAATGGTGGAACCGGATATCAAAATACAGATACTGTAAATATTATTACTGCAGAAAATACTGTAGGAGGTACAGGTGCGGCTGCAAGTATTACTACATATTCAAATGGCACAATATCATCTATTACAATGACAAATAATGGTTCTTTATATAGAAAAGATCCAACTGTTACTATTAATACTTCTACTGGATCTGGCGCGTCATTGTCAGCTTATGTAGGCGGATATATTACTATTCCACAAAATATTATAGGTGTCGTTAATATATTTGATATTGGTGATTATATTGCTTCTAATAATATTTTTAATCTCCGTTATCAAATTGCTTTAAATGATTTGTATTCATTGACTTATCAGTCTATGGTTCCATACTATATGGCATTCCAACATATTCAATTACTAGAACAACTTTTAGTTGGTAAACAACCGATACGTTATAACAGAAATACAAATAGATTATATGTTGATATGAACTGGGGTAAAGTAATCAATGGCCAATACTTAATAGTTGAAGCATACCAGATAGTAGATCCAAATAAATTTCCAGACGTGTGGGGCGATAGGTGGCTTCAAAGATATACAGCTGCTCTTATTAAAAAGCAATGGGGAACAAATCTTACAAAATTTAATGGATTACAACTTCCGGGCGGTGTAACTTTTAATGGTGAAAAAATATATAATGATGCCCATGATGAAATAGAAAAACTAGAATCAGAAATGAGCATGAGTTATTCATTGCCCGCCTATGATATGATAGGATGAAATATATACTTTTATAAATACTCTTATAAGAAACAATAGGAGTATCTATAATGAAAGAAAAATACGGATTCATTTATATTTGGAGAGACAGAAAATATAATCGATATTATATTGGAATGCATTGGGGTTTAGAAGATGATGGATACATATGCTCTTCAACTTGGATGATGCAAGCATATAAAAATAGACCAAATGATTTTAAACGTAGAATATTAGATCGCGTTTATACTAACAGAAAAGAATTATATGAAAAAGAAAAATATTGGTTATCATTTATAAAAGATAATGAAATAAAAAAACGCTATTATAATCTTTCTAAAAATGTGCGTGATACGTGGCTAAACGAAGATGCTAAATTAACTAGACGAGAGAAAATCTCTATAAAGACTAAAGAAGCAATGAATAAACCTGATGTTCGTGAAAAATATCTTAAAGGACTTCAGAATAGAGATTGTAGATCATCTGATATTAATGTAAGAGAAAAAAGATCACAGAGTATGAAAAATACTCTAAAGCTAAAACACCCGGATGGTAGACCTGGTAATTGTGGAAATACTACGTGGTGGAATAATGGCATTAAGAATGTTCGTAGAAATGCATGTCCAGGTATTGAATGGGTGGCAGGTAGAATATCAAATGAAAGTACTAAGCAAAAATATAAAGAATTAGGTATACAAACATTTACTTCTATAAATAATAGAAAGGTATCATGTATTCATTGTGGTTTTACTGGAAATCCTGGTAATATCGGAAGATATCATAACAATAAATGTAAGAAGAAATAGATAACATATATGGCAACTAGTGTATTCTTTAATAATTTTGGATCTTCGATGGAGCAAAATCTTATCGAAGATCTTATTATTGAGTCTATTAAAATATATGGCATTGATGTATATTATATTAGAAGAACTAAAAATAATATTAATGATGTATTTAGAGAAGCAGAATATTATACATATGATAGTGCTATACTTGTTGATATGTATATTAGAAACGTAAATGGTTTTGAAGGTGATGGAGAATTCTTATCAAAATTTGGTATTGAAGTAAGAGATCAAATCACATTCACAGTTGCAAAAAGAACATTTACACAAGAAGTTGGAAATTATAATGAAGAAATGAGACCATTTGAAGGTGATTTGATATGGTTTCCATTAACAAAAAGTTTATATCAAATACAGTATGCAAATGTTAAGCCTATATTCTATCAACTTGGATCACTTCAAACTTATGATCTAACATGTGAATTATATGAAGCAGAAGGCGCAGAATTTAATACAGGAATAGAAATAATAGATAATACATATAATGCTTTATCTATGGCTTCCGGTACTTATAATATGTTATCCGAAAATGGATTTGAGCTTATTACAGAAACTGGTGAAAATCTAATTCTTGAAAGTTATAGTGTAGACGAAATTGATATACAAGCTCAAAATGATATTTTTGAGCAAGAAGGATTAGATTTTATTGATTTTACCGAATTTGATCCGTTTAGTGAAGGAAAAAGAGCCTAATGCTTTCAATTCCATATTATCATTCACTTCTTAGAAAATACGTTGTAATTTTTGGAACTTTATTTAATAATATAAGAATAGAGAGACTTAATAGTGATGGCACTGTACATGATACACTTGTTGTTCCAATAGCATATGGACCTAGAGAAAAATTTTTAGCGCGCGAAGAAACTAAACCAGATGGCATATCAAAAGTATCAGCTATACTTCCAAGAATTGGATTTGAGATTACTGGTATTAGTTATGCTCCGGATAGGAAATTACAAACTGTTTTACCCATATATAGCAATAAGAATGTTAATGGAAACAGTGTTTTAAATAAAGTTTATCAACCAGTTCCTTATGACATACAGTTTACATTATCTATTATGGCAAAATATACCGAAGATGGTACAAGAATTATTGAACAAATTCTTCCATATTTTACACCTGAGTGGACCATCAGTGCACATTTATTAGAAAATTTTGATAATTTAACGGATATTCCTATTATCATCAATTCAGTAAATATAGAAGATACTTATAATGATAAATTCACCGAAAGAAGAACTTTAATTTATACGCTAGTATTTACTATGAAAGCTTATTTGTATGGGCCAACATCTAGA